CGCCGCCGCCGCCGCCGCCGCCCCCTGTGCTTGTAGCCCCTGCGCTTCCTGTGCCATTGCCTGCGCCTCTCCCTGCTCCGCCAAATATTGTATTACCACCATTACCACCCATATACGATGTACTGCCGCCACAACCAAAAGTGACAGACAAAACGCCAGGATTTGCTCCGATACCACCAACAAGGTTTAGGGTGCCTGAAGACCCCGTACCACCTGCACCATTACCACCACCAACTGATCCACCACCACCACCCGTGGTAGTGGCATATGCACCAAAAGATGACGCACCGCCCGTAGTCCCCGTGCCAGCGGCAGAACCCGCGCCACCAACACCAACAGTTACCGCAACAGTCCCGCCGGGCGTGAGCCCAGTAACAACCCGAATAGATACGCCCCCCGCGCCGCCGCCACTGCCTTGGCTGTTGCCACCGCCACCGCCACCGCCAGCAACAACAGTAACTTTAGCGGTAGTAATACCAGTTGGCACAGTCCAAGTCAGTGAGCCGTTACTATTCCAGACAAGCGAAGAACCCGTTGAGTTTGATGCCGCTGTATATGTGCCGACAGCCATATTGGAAAAACCGCCCGTAGGCGTCGTCCATGTTGGTGCGGCAGAAGAGCCGCCCGATGTAAGGACTTGTCCAGACGTACCAATTGCGTTGGCGGCACCAATACCAAACTGTCCAAGTGTCCCAACAATAAATTTAACACCGTTATTCGCAACAAGAAATGTTGAGTAATTTCCAGTAGACCCAACAATTAAAGGGGAAGACGAATACACATAGGCGTTGGTTGCATCAGAATGAAGATATAATGGAACTGCGCTTGCAACTGATCCGGCAATAGCAACCCGGTATCCACTTCCTGTTCCGGCCCCAATACCAACGTTACCAGTAACTTGTCCGCCAGCAAGGGGCAAATACGCTGCACCACCGGCATAGGCGTTGGCAACGACCCACTGCGAGGAGTTGGCGTCAGTGTAGTAAACGTACATCTGACCTTCGTCAGATTTCCACCACAAGTCGCCAGCGGCGGGGCTAGAAGGAGCGGTGTCAGAGATGGTAGCACCGCCACCGACCGACCCCCAGATCGTTCCGTTATACAATTCAAACTTGGTGCTGGTCGTGTTGAACCGCACCATGCCTTGAACAGGAGACGCGGGGCGCTGCAAGGTCGTCCCCACTGCGGGAACAAACGACCCAGTAGCAGACATGGACATATTGCCGCTCGTGTCGAACGAGAGCGGCAGCTCCTGCATCGCTCCGTTACCTGAACTATCCCGCCCGAGCACCTTGCCAGCGGCGAGCGTGATGGTGTGCTCGGCGTTCCAGTTTGATGGCTGGACGAGCGTCGAGTCTGTACCGTCAGACTTGGCCGACTGGAAAGTATGCTTGAGTGAGATTGTCATATTAGACCACCGTCAAAATACCATTGGTAGCGTCAAAATCGACCGTCAGGGTTTCGGTGTCGGCGAGCGTGATCGACGAACCATAATCCCACCAGGCGATCAGCGGCTTGGCCGGGCTGGTCTGCGTGTCGTTGTAGAGGACCGCATAGCGCGCCGGACCGATGGAGCCGCCAGACGCTGTGAAGACGACGTCGGTGCCGGTCACTTTGGCGGTGCCAGACGCGGTCGCCGTGGTGATGGTCGTCGCCGTGCCGCCAGCCGTGTAGCCGTTGCCCGCCGAGATCTCGGTCAGGTCAGCCTTGATGCTGTTGGTGTTGAGGGGAGCCGAATTGGTCAGCATCACCTTGAAGGTGGCCGTCGAGAAGGCGTGCTTCCCGTCGATCATGTCTTTGGTGAAAACGAGGAACTTGTTATAGGACGCCATAGTCCAGAACTCCTTTTAGATGGTTCAGCGGTATTTCCGTCTGGAGAAAGTTTGGGGAAAGCGCCATGCCTGCCCGCGATAGACGTTCTTGTGTTGCGCTTCGACTTTCGCCTGCGAAATCGCGTTTTGAAATTTCTTCATGTGGAAGATTGCGAGACGCTCGTTTGAATAGGGCTTAGCCATCTGGGACATCATGCGTCCCAAGACGCCGTCCATGATGTCGTTGCCGTATTTGTTGAGAAACCAATCTGGATAGTCCGGATAACCCTCGCGGGTAACTGGGTCGGTGACGGTGAGCGCGACGCGCGCCGTGAGCGTCAGTCCGTCCGTTGGGGCGTAAACCAGCTCCAGCTCGCCGGGCGTCTGCATGGTGGCAGCGATAGGCGTCCCATCGGCGTTGACGACATACATCAGACGGTTGATTGCGCCTGGCTGTGTCTGCACCAAGAGATAGCTCTGCTCGTTGCCGACGGTCTCGAACTCGATGTCTTCGGTCCATGCGTTCGAGTTCTGAAAGAACTCGTTCAACGCGGAGAACATCTCGAGCTGGATCACGCCGTCGAGCGCGCCGGGGAGCTTGATCCGCAGATTATCCATGAGGCGGGAGAGGTCGACCTGCATGTCAGCCTCCGATCATCAAAAGCTGGCTGCGGAACTTGCCCATGAAGGCCATCGCGCGGCTGTCTTGGGTGCTCTCGTCGTCGCGCAGCTGGGCCAGACCGCAGATGTAATAGAGGAAGGCCATGCGGCACTGCACGGGGATGTCGACCGTCGCGGTCATTGCAGTCGGCGAGTATGAAGGAGGCGACGTCTTGAAATAATTCTTGAAGATCTCTGGGCGGATGCCGCGAGACTCCATGATGCCGGAATTGAGCGCCTGCACCAGACTGGCCGTAGAATAGCGATAGGGCACCACCTCGTCTAAGAGGAGCGTCCTCGCCTGATCTATGTAGTCTTGGACAGTGTCGAGCGCCATCTCGGCCTCCTAGGGAGATGGCCCCCGGTGTTAGCCGGGGGCCTCAAGATTAGGCTTTGGTGACGATAGCCTGCGACAGTGCGATGGAGTCGATGACCTTGTAGCCATAGACCTGCAAGCCGCGCATGATCGTGCCGAAGGTCTGCTCCGAACGCAGGGTCTCCATCTTGGTGACCTGAGAAGCGAAGGTGAGACCGTGGCTGTGGCCCGCGTAGATCGCGTACTCACCCGACGCCAGACCGCCCGCCGTGCCCGAAGGCAGCAGGTTGGAGCTGTAGAGGGTGAAGCGGTCGACCATGCCGAGACGGCCATTGCGCAGCATCGAGACGGCGTCGCCGGACAGATAGGCCTGACGCAGTTCCGAACGCTTGATCGAGGCAGCCATCCAAGCAGGGATCACGACCCAACGGCCAGTCTCTGGGATGTTCTGTTCGTCAAGTACCTGACCAAGGCGCAGGATGGCGTCGAGGACGTCAACCTGACCGGAGGATGGGCTGTTAGGAACGATGGTCAGCGGAGTGCCGGTCACACCGAGGTTGATGTTCTGCGAGATCACACCAGCAGATGCACCCTTGTTGCGGGTGGCAGGAGTGCCCAGCAAACCAAGGAGAACGGCAGTGTCGATCTTGATCTTCATCTGCTCGCCAGCGTCGTCCGACCAGATGGACAAAGCGTTCAAGTCAGACTGGATCTCCATCACGTCGTCGAGGATCGTGGCGTAGTACTTGCCCTGATCAATCGACAGTTCGATTACGTTGCCCTGCGGGCGCTCGAGCGAGAGCAGACCGTCGGCCTTGTAGTCGTTGATGGTGATGGTTGGCTTCGTGCGGATCTTAACCTTGTCGCCGAAGTTGGTGATCTCACCCTGATAGTCGGTGTTCGAGATCGCGGCCAACACGGTGCTGGCGTAGAACTTCTCGATCAGCTTGCCCGACCAAATTTCAGGAATATAGCCGGTCGAAGAGAACCCATTGGAAGACGAACCGGTAGGATAGATGGGAGGAGTTGTACTCGACCCTGCGTTAGGAAATGCCATTGGACGGCTCCATCAGAAGATTGTTATCTGATGCGCCCCTCACGAGTTGCGTCGAAAATTTGCTTCTCGATGCGTTCTCTGTCTGCTTCACGGCCTTTATACTTGCCAGCAGCGGAGTCCGCATAAAACTGCGTGATCTGGGCGCGTGCGAAGAAGGGCTTCTCGGTAGGGGCGTTAGTCGCCGCTGCCGTCTTGGCTCTGCCTGGTGCCGCTAGTTCTGAGAGCGGGACTCTGGGGACCACTTGGGTCTCATTGTCCGGCCCCGAATTGACGGG